TCCAGCCAATCTCAACAAGGCTGGAGTATTTGAACAATTCGCACCGCAGCCTTTCGATACTCAATAACACAAATTGGTTACGCTATGAGAAGCACACTCCAGGGCCATTATCATGCCTGCCACCGCTCGCCGCTCTAAGTCAGAAGCCTACGAGAAGGGCATCCGCGAAGGCATGGCGATGGCAAAACGCTCTCGCGGTAATAAGCCTACCGAGGAAGAGGAGATGGATATGGACATGAAGCCCGGCCACTCGCGCAAGCGGCGCAAACCGGCCGCCGACGGCTACGGCATGAAGAAGCCCATGGATGGCGGCATGTACGGCAAGAAGCCCATGGATACCGAGTGCGGCTGCGGTAAGAAAAAAGGCCGCAAGTGCGACGGCAATTGCGGTTCGATGCGTAAGCGCAGCGACGCGCTGACCCCGCTGGAGTACCTGACTGCATGTGAGATGGGTATCCAGGACCGCAGCTCTACATATATCCGAGCTCGTTTAGACACCGTAGAGGCCCGCAACGACTTGAAGTGTGGCAAAGGTGCCATCTCCGAGGGCGAAAAGTGTACTAAAGGGCCGGCGCAGAGGGTACAAAGCGCTGGCAACATCAAGCGTGCCGGTAAGACACGCGAAACGCGAATTGTGGCGGCCTACAAAGCTAAGAGAGCACAGGAACCAAGTGTCAGAGACATTAAGCTAGCGGGTAAGAAACGAGAAGCCAGAATCGCTGCCACTTATAAAACCAAAAGGGCTAAGCTTAAAGCTAGCGGAGCTACTAGACAAGAGCTGAGCGCAGCTGACACGAAGACAGCTATGCAGCTAGCTAAGAGCTACGATAACACGTCTGCTCTGCTGAAAGCACGCAAGCAGCGACTAAGAGAGTCGGATATGAAGACCGCAATGCAATTAGCACGGAACTACGACAAAACATCCGCACAGCTCCGTGCCCGCAAGCGCCGTGACTCTGTCTACGCCGCCGGTTTCTCCCCTAAACCAGAGCAACTTGCCATCTGACCATGACTTTGACCCCCACTACCATCCGCAATGACTTGAAGTGTGGCAAAGGAGCCATCTCCGAGGGCGAAAAGTGCACCAAAGGCCCGGCGCAGAAGGTGCAGCCGAAAAAACCTACTAAATTTAGAAATTCACGTGCCAAAAAAGCACTTGTAGCTGGTGCTGTAATTGGTGGTGCGACGTTACTACGCGCAGGGCTAGAAGTGCGTTCCCAACGCCGTACACAGGCGCAGGCAGCGCTTAAAGATCTAAAGCAAACTAAGCGAAACGCCAATACTGTTTTTGCTACTCAATTAGGGGTGATCGCAGAAGCTAATAAGAGGTCACCAAACAATCCAAGATTACAGCAAGCTAGCTTTAGAGCTGCTATGCAAGCTAAAGGGTACAGAGATCTTAAGCGCGCAGCTGTAAGAAAAGGCTTATCCCAGCTGAAAGCTCAAGTTCCCAAATCGGCAGCGCGCCGCCGTGCAGCTCGCCGTAAAAGCGACACCATGTACGCCGCCGGCTTCTCCCTCGACTCCGGCTCTTTCGACATCTGACCCATGGCGCTCACCCCAGCCACCATCCGCATGGACCCCCGCGGCCTCACCGGTGAGGGTGCCGCTGCCTACATCTACGGCACCCTCAACAAGATGAGCTACAAGCAGGGCAGCAAGACCACCCGCAAAGGCGCCGCCAAAGCAAAGCGCACCGACGCCGAAGGCATCCCATGCGGCGCTAGTTATATCCCTGCGAATCACACCTGCTCTAAGAAAACCAGCATCGGCAAAAAAGCCGCCATTGCCGCAGGTGTAGGTGCCACTGCTTTAGGCATCGGAGCTTTGGCCTATGCCGGTCAACGCAGACGCATGCGGGTGCAGCAAGCACCTCGCCCTCGACTAGCCGGTACTCCAGAGCGCGCACGCCTTCCCGGTATTACACCCAAAGGCTTGCTTCCTCCCGCTCGCAAGCGCAAATCCAAGACCCAGCGCATGCGGGAGAACACAGCAGCCGCGGTGACTGCTGCAGAGAAGCGCATCGCTCAAACGGCCAAGGAAGAAGTCCGCCGCCTCGGTCAGATCGGCAACGCCATGGCTGCTGCCGGCGAAGCAGCAGGCATGGCAACGAAAACCACATCTCGCGAGCTGCGCCTTCGCACCGAAGCCGCCCGCCGCCGCTTTGAGCCCGGCTACCGCCGTCCCGACCAAAAGCGCCTCCCCGAGAGCGATTTGATCACGCCGGCATTGCTTATGGCATTCCCAGAAGGTGTGCCTATTCCCGCTAGCACACCTAAACCGCGGCGCCGTCGCCGTAAGCCACAAGGATTCGGCCGCACCGACGCCGCTGGCTCCTGCTGGGAGGGCTATGTACAGGTAGGTATGAAGCGCAAAGGTGGCCGCCGCGTCCCCAACTGTGTCCCCGCCTCCTCTGGAGCCGCGGCACCCCGTGCCCAGCGCGACACCGAGGACGACAAGAAGTACAGCAAGAAGGTCCGCGACCCCAAAACCGGTCGCACCCGCACCGTGCGTTACGGTGCCAAGGGGTACAAGATCGCTCCTGGCACCGATAAAGGTGACCGCTACTGCGCCCGCAGCTTCGGTGACATGAAATCCCACAACAAAAACTGCGCCGGTAAGGACCGCAACACCCCGCTGTGCTTATCGAGAGCGAAGTGGAAGTGCTCAGGTAAAACCAGCCGCCGGGATGAGGGTGTGTAGGACTAAGTTAGGCCTGCGCGCTTTAACTAAATACCCCTCATTAATTTTTTTAAGGTAACATCGTATATCTCAGTTAGCACAATCAACTTCATAACAGATATTTCTATTTCGCCTTTTTCCAAACGCGAATAAGCTGCTTGGCTTATCCCCATCTTTTCCGCTACTTCAGCTTGTGTAAATCCGCGATACTCTCGAAGTGCTCTAATGCGTCTGCACAGAGTCAATTGTCTATAAATAGCCAAGTGCTGTATCCGCTTTGCGTATAAGGCTACCAAAACTCACTAATACAGGTAAGATTTAACGCATGGAAACATCAGTCTCCCGGTATGACTTCGCGCCTATAACAGGCAGCGAAAGCACCCCCGAGGGTTATCTCAGGGTTTGGTGCCGTGCTGCACGCACTGGCACTCAGTTGTATCGCAAGGCTGATGGTTCTCAAGTTCGTGAGTACCGGCCTCCCGAAGAGGTTAGTTCTCCCGAATCTTTATCCACGTTCGGCATGAAACCCGCAACGTGGGGTCACCCACCTGTTCTTCTCGACGCGGCAAACACCAAGCAGTACCAAGTTGGCTATTCCGGTAGCCAGGTTCGGTACAACGATGGTTTTGTCGAGGTTGCCTTGGTCGTAACTGATCAAGACGCTATCGAAAAGATCAAACGTAAGGATGCCACCGAGGTATCAGCCGGTTACAAGGTTGATTTCGATCCCACACCCGGGATAACCCCCGAGGGTGAAGATTACGCCGGTGTCCAGCGCAACATCCGGGTGAACCACATCGCCATCGTCCCCCGTGGCCGGGCTGGCCCGGAGGTTCGGCTCTTGCTCGATCGTATGGATGCAGCCGATGCTGTATCTGCCTCCCCCGAGTACGAAATGGCGCCCCAGTCCAGTTCAATTGCATCTCCCGTTATGGCAACCGTCAAACTCGACGGCCTGGAGATCGATCTGCCCGCAGAAGCAGCCAGTGCGGTCCAGTCCTACTCCCGGGACATGGGGCGCCAACTGCAAGATCTCACAATCGAGCGTGATGAGCTTTCGACCAAGCTCGACTCTCTGCAGGCCGACTTCGATACCCTGGCTTACGAAAAAGAAGCCGCTGAAGGTCGTGCTGACGCCCTTGAGGAACAGCTTGCTGATTCCGCTGAAGGTCGTTTAGACACCCTTGAGCTCGACAAACTTGTTTCCGAGCGCTTGGCTACTCTGCAGAGTCTTGCGCCTGCCTTTGCTGAGGACTTTAAGTTCGACGGCATTGATGATGCCTCGCTGTACACCCAGGCTTACGAGAACCTGACCGGTTTTGCACCTCGTGAAGACGCCGAGCCCGCTTACATCCAGGGCGTAGTCGAAGGCATCCTTTCAGCTCGCGTTGATCAGGATGAAGCCGAGATTGACGCCGAGATTGACGAGCCCACCGAGGACTCTGAAATCAGCGAAATCTTCCACGAGGACTCCGAAGATCGCGAGGACAGCACTAGCACCTTGCGCGACGCACTGAAGGGTGCTGGTCGGGGCGGTGTTTCGCCTGTCGAGGCGTACCGCACCAAACAGGCCGAGGCCTGGAAGCGTCCTCTCACCGCCACCAAGTAAGGAGCATCTCCAATGGCCGTAACTTTCACTCCGACCACTGTCACTAATCCTTCAGGTGCTCAAGGCAGCTATCCCCTAGAGCTGACCGTTGGGCACGAAGGCATGCTTGCTGATCTGCAAGCCTATGTATCTCGTAGCTACTACAACCAATCTGGCGCTGCCATTCCTTTTGGTTCACTGGTTGCTACTGATAACAGCCCAACCTCAAACGATCCCTTCGCTGTCGCGCTGGCCACCAGCGGCACCGGTGTTGTGGGTATGGCCATTGATGGCCTGACTTTCGAGGGCGTTAGCGGTAGCTCGTCTTATACCCCGAACCCCACCAACATCATTGGTGACGGTTCTGCTCGTGTGGGCTATCCCGACACCCAAACCGTGAACGTTCTTTCAAAGGGCGTTGTCTGGGTGTATGCCACAGAAGCCATCGCCCTTGGTGATGCAGTGCGTTTTTACGGTGTAGACCACTCCGGCACTGTATCGGGCGCTTATGTGGGCCGCTTTGCAACCACTGCTGTGGCCGCTAAGACCTTCGCTTTGACCGGCGGAGCTCGTTGGCTGTCTGAAACCAGTGGCGCAGGCCTGGTTCTCCTGGAGCTTGATCTCCCGGGGGTCACCTTCACTGCCGACACTTGATCTGGGAGCCACCTCTAATGACCACTGAAATCCGAAACGACCAAGTTGGGCTTTTCCTCGCCCGTGAGCTGGAGACTATCCTTGCTCGCGCTTTCGAGGTTGAGTACGCCGACATCAAGTACAGCACCGTCCTTCCCGTATCTTCCGAGGTCGGTAATGGTGCAGATTCGTTTACTTATCGCGTCTTCGACAAGCAAGGCTCGATGAAGGTAATCGGGGACAAAGCTAAGGATCTGCCCCGTGCTGATGTTCTTCGTAAGGAGATCACGCATCCGGTTCGCAGCCTTGGTGCGTCTTTTGCTTACACCGTGCAAGAAACCCGGGCCGCTTCCACGATTCCCGGTATGAACCTCGAGCAACGCCGCGCTAACGCTGTGCGTCGTGCTTACGAGGAGAAAGTGCAGGAGATCGCTTATTTCGGCGACACCCCCTCCGGCATGAAGGGTTTCTTCAACAACAACCAGGTGGACAAACTGGTGCCGGACCATTGGTTCGACACCACCGACATCACCACCGATGAAATGCTGCAACTGCTCAACGAGCCCGCTACGCGGATCGTGCAGAACAGCAACATGAAGGAGATGCCCAACACGATGTTGGTGCCTTACAACGTGTATCGCGTTATCTCCACCACACCGCGCAGCTCCACCTCCGACACCACGGTTATGGAGTTTTTCCTGCGCACAAATCCAATGATCACAGCCATTGAGCCCATCAACGAGCTCGAGGCGTCCAAGTCAGGTGGTGCGCTTGCCAAGGATCGCGTGATTTGCTACGACCGCAGCCCCGACAAGCTGCAAATGCACCTACCACAGCCTCTCGAGTTTTTCCCACCTGTGCGGAACGAGCTTGAGTTCACCGTTGCGGCTCATGCCCGCGTCGGCGGTCTTGCGCTGTACTACCCCAAGAGCGCAATCGTGCTCGAGAAAGCCTGATAAAGGCTCCTTTTTGTTGGCTCACTCACCTCTCTTTCCATGATTCTCGTTTATCGCCCCGAACTCGAAAGTCCACCAATGGACAACGAGTGCACTATTGGTTTTTCTTTTGTCCAGCAAGGTGGGCAACCAGAGAACCTGCAGGTGAAATCCGGTGTAAACCGCGATTTCCCCGAGACTGTGTGGGAGCAGATCAAAAACTACGACGTTGTCAAGAACATGCTCAAACTTGGTGCTTTGCGCATCGAGGAGGAGCAGACGCTTGTCCCCGAGCCTGTACAGGCTGACGTTGACTCACTGACTGATATGCCTGTGAGTCAGGCCATGCGTCTTGTTGAAGACAGCTTTGACGTTACCCAGCTTCATCGATGGGAGATCGGCGAAACACGGATCCGTGTACGCAATGCAATTAGCAAGCGCATCACGGCCATCGGAGAGGGAGCCGGCTGATGGCCACCCCTACTTCCACTGAGTTCCTGACTCGTTTCCCCGAGTTTGGTGAATTAGCTCTTTCCGTTGTGGAAGGTGCCATTTCAGAGGCGGCACGTTCCACCCCTGAAACTCAGTGGGGCGCAATACACACCGAGGCAGTGAGCAATCTTGCGGCTCACATCTTGTCGACGCGTGTGATGCAAGTAGGGCTTCAAGTTGGCAGTCAGTCCGGTCAGCCTTTAGGCACTGGTCTTACTGCCAGCCTCTATGGCCAGGAGTACGAGCGCCTTAAGGGAACGCTTTCACTTTCTGGTTTTGCGTTATAGCTATGGCTGTTTCTCCCGCCACGATCGCCAACTATGCCCCTTGGGGTAATGCCGAATTGGCGTTCGAGGTAGGCGGTACACAAACAAGTATCGACCCCGCCACAGGGAACACGATGCAAACACCCGAGATTGTGGAGTATCTCGCTGCGTTGAACCTTGAATCACCTTCATGGGACGGCCAGTCAGGTATCGACAACTCCAGCTATCGTTGTACAGGTCGGCTGCTCAGTCCCGCCAGTCTGGACAGCCGCATCACAAATGGCAGCCAAGCTGATGCTGTAATTAACGGCTATCACGGTCGTTTCGAGCTTGTCTTCGATCTTGCAATGGATCGTGCCGCGTACACAGACATTCGGCAGTCTATTCAAGGCACATTTCGCGTCATAGGAGGCCCAAGCAATGGCTAGGCGTCCTTTAGACGCGCAATTACGCGCGGCCACTGCGCAGGCTATGCAGCAACTCGCTACTTGGCTTGATACGCGTTTCACGGCGGAAATTTCTGCCGCTAAGTGGGACTACCCAACACCTCCTCAGGTGCGGGACATCGTGGACACAGGCAGACTCCGCGCCAGCCAAACTCGGAGCGTTGAACCTGACGGATCCGTAACCTTCACCTGGCCTGTGGAGTACGCAGCTCAAGTTCACGAGGGCGGTGTAGCCACCACTGGTCTGCGTTTCCCTGGTAGACCATGGACAAAAGCTCCCCTCGAGGAGGCACCTGCTCAGTTCGCACGCTTTCAACGTGAAGCGCTTAGGAGGCAACAAAGGTGACTATCACCACGACTTGCCCCCAAGTGCGGGATCTACGCACAACTATCGAGCGCTATATCCTCGCGCTTTATGAGAGCGACGGGGTAACGCTTCGCCCCGAGGCCGACTGGCCCGGATACTACTCCTTGCCAAACGGCAGCCGCATTCCTGCGGTATATGTCGTCGGTGAATACATGGTCCCTTCGGACTGGGTGGTTACCGGCATTGAGTGCACGATTTCGGACGTACCCGAGATCACAAATCCTGGATCTGTCGGATCCATTGTGTCTTTCGAGCGTTGGCCTATTCGTTTTACGAATTTTGGCACGCGCAAGGGGACACGCATGGGGGCTTCGCTGTTGGACATCAGCAGGCGTTTAGCGCGCACTTTCCCCCGAGATAGTGCGACGCATACCCCCAGAACTGAGGCCACTTATGAGGCCTTAACGGTGTCCATCACAGGCGCCGTACTGAACCCCCCGATCCCTTAAAGAGTCACCATCATGGCCGATTATGCTATTGGGTTGTCGTTCCACAAGGCTCACCGGACTCTTGTCCGTGCCGTGGACCTCACCCCTCCCTGCCGTTACTTCGCCACTCGCGACAGCGCAGGTCTTGTAACACTACCCACGCTCGATGCTGGTTCTAGCTACATCGAACTTCAGGGTATTAGTAACACCACCTTTGCCATCAACGACAACAACCAGGAATTTAGATTGCTGGGTGATGATGGTTGGGGCGACTCGGTTATTACCGGGGCAACGGTGCAGGCTTCAGTAACCGCCTACTTCCTCAAGAACGCTGAAATTCCTGCAGGCCAAAACTGCCCGCAGTTCCGTGGTAACTACGAGGAAGGTTTCGCTCTGATCGAGAAAGCCCGTTACAACAAGGACTACGAGATCTACGTTGAGTTCCTCAAAGAACTCGGGCAAGCCAGCGGCTCTACCGGTAACTACATCTACGACTTCACCGGCTTCAACTGCGTGGTGATGAACTACAACGAGAACCTCACCGCTGAGGGTCTCACCGAGGTTTCATTTGACTTGATGTCTCGCGGTCGTCCGATCTTCGGTCGGTATGACGCTGGTGCTGCTCAGTTGGCCTTTGGTGGTGTTCAGTCGAGCCTGTTGTTTACTGCTGCCGCTTCTGGTGACCGCCGCTATGCGGTTGTTCCTGCCTCTGATGCCGACTCGGTCGCTGTGGGCAGCAACGTGACTGTGACTTACACCAGTGACGGTGCGATTGCTCTAAGCCAGCTCAGCCTTGGTCAGACTGATGGAAGTGGATTCCGCCTCGAGGTTGCCGCAACCGGCACTTTGGTGCCTGCCACTGTCACCTTGGGTGGTGTTGGTAGTAACGAGGTTACGATCAACCCAACTTCTGACTTGGCTGCTGGCACGATCTACCGCCTTCGTGTAGCAGATGGCGCTATTAAGCAGGCGCTTGATGGCAGTGGCAACCCCTCTGCTTCGGGTGTTCTTTTCCCCCTACAGGGCTTCGAGAGCCTCTTCAAGACCGCTTAAGCGTCAGACTGTTATTGAGCCAACACTCAGCCCCGCATATGCGGGGTTTTTTTTTATGCAGCATGATCTTTTAATGGATGCCGCTCACATGGTGTACGCGGTGAATTGTCAAGTTCAGGACGACACCCTTCACTGTGGCGCCCTGTACTTGGAACCCCTCGTCCCATTCAATACTATACGCTTAGCGTATGAAGCGGCTAATGTAATGGTGGAGTTGCCACCCGAGCTCGTTAATCAATCCGAGCCCTTTATGGCCTGGTCCATTCACCTACCGCTTGCAGATGTCTAAATACGCTTCTCTCCTGTTTTCCCCCGAGGAGTATCACCAGATAGGGCCGTTCCGTTTCCCGATTTATCACGATCTTGTTCCAGGTGAAGCAAAAGGCATCGAGGCACTCGGACGTAAACAGTCAAAATCGACTTTTCGGTCTGTCAAGATCGCCCAGCGAATCGCTAAAGATAAAGGTATCTCTGTCAAAGAAGCCATTGATCTGCTGAGTAACTCCGCGTCTGATGACCAGGAGCTGTTGTACGACTACGTAAATGAGCTGGAGGAACTGCAGCGTGACTCTATTGGTGCGGTAGAGCAGCAAATTAGTTTTGTCACGCTCTTCATGCAGTACCGAGGCGAGGCCAAGCTGCCCCGCTCCCGAGAGTGGCAAAAGCTAGACGACTGGACGGAGGCCGACACAGAAGCCATCCCCACCAAGATGATGGAGGACATTTTTGAGCTAATCACCTGGGAGCGCGACGGTTGGCCGAGCTCTGAGGGAAACGATTCGGAACAGGAGGAATCCAGCCCACCCCAGAGCAGATCTTAAAACAGGCTGAGAGCACCCTTCGTACACCACCGGCTGACTGGGACACCGTATATTTCCGCATACGCGCCTCCCCAGTCGGAGGAGATTTCACTACTTACCGCTTCCTGCGTACACCAATCAGCACCATTCGTTGGTTACTACGGCAAATTGACGACTACGAACACGCGCAGCTGAACGCTCAGAGTGTGTCAACTGCGAAGCTTAGTGCGCTTCTAATCCAAGTTGCGCATGGATTTTCTGGGTCTAAGCGCCCGGCACCTAAGTCTAATCCCCGCGATTTCTTGCCATTTCCAGACTGGAAGCCTACCGCCGCTCCCTCCGATGGACCTGACGCTCCCACTAAGTTCATTCTTTCCGAGCTTGTGCGGACGCAGCGCATGCCCCTGCATGTGTATGCCGCTCTAGCGGCAGGCGCTAGCGACTAGACCTAATATGCGTGTAGCGAATATAAGGCTGTGTCTGATTTTCGGCTTAACGTAATAGCTGAGACTCAGAAAGCTGAGCGTAGCCTTAGGCAGGTAGAGCGAGTAGCAGATAGAGCTACACAAGATCGCAAGATAAACATTGACCTTAGGGCGCTTAACAAAAGCTTTAATACTATTACGAGCGACATAAAATCAGCTACAAACAACATTAAAACGTTTTATAGTGTCAGTAAAAAAGTACCCGGAGTAAGCGATAAAGTCGAACAATTTGAAAAGTTAGCTAAAAGCACCGTATCAACAGCAAAAGCAGGTGCTGGTTTAAAGTCTAGTGCACAAGCTGGAGGTATATTAGCAAACAGCTTAGGAGTAGCTTTAAGCACAGGTAACAAACTCATTGATACGCTAGCCAAAATAGGATTCGCAACATTTGCGCTAAAAGAAGCCGTAGGTGTACTCCAGTCCGCATGGAATGGCTTTTTTAACAACACAATTGGACGCGAGATTAAACTACGTGAAACGATCTTAAAGACACAAACAACACTTGCTTCTACAAACAAGGTGTTTGCCAACGGTAAGGAGATTACAGATCCCTACCAGAAGATTGTCGATCTTACCGGCGCCGTCGGCGAACGTATTGATTCCATCCGAGAGCGGTCCATCGCCTTGGCCGGCGTCACTTCAAATGAGGTGATCGAGGTCTTTGGTATCGTCGCTTCGCAAGTCGGCCAAATCGGAGGCGGACTCAAGGAAGCCGAAGATCTCGCCATCAACTTCGCCGCCGCCCTCGGCACCTTCGGCATCCCTCTTTACCAAGCGCGGCAAGAGATCGGATCGATCTTGCGTGGTGACATCACGTTGGATTCTTACTTAGCTAAAGCCCTTGGGATTACAAACGAGGATATAGCTAGGGCAAAAACTGAGGTAGGAGGTGTCACCAAATTCCTCGAAGACCGCCTTGCCGCTGCTGTAGCCGGCCAACGCATCGCCGCCGAGGGTTTCTCAGGCGTTGTCTCTAATATCGCTGACCTCGGTGAGCTGATTGGGCAGAACTTCGGGCGCGGGCTACTCGATCCATTACTTGCCGGTCTTTCCTCTGTCTTTGAAACTCTCTTCGGTATCCGTACACAACTTTTCCAGATTGCTTCTGGCGCAGGTCAGGCTATTGGACGGGCAGGTCAGCTAATCATCAGTCTTACAGCCGAACGCACGGGTTTAGGAGTTGGTGACCCGGGGCAAGCTGCATCAGCTGCTGCTGATGTAGCACAACGAGGCTTTAAAGCGCTTGAGGAAGTAGCTCTACGCACTGTTGGCGCGCTCTCTCAGGCTATCGAAGCACTAAAACCTACAGCGTTGATATTGATCGACGCCTTCAAAAACATAGCCGAAGCGTTTGTTCGTATCAAGGTAGGAACCTTCGAGGCTTTGGCTTCAGCTCTCGGTAACATAGCTAGCCTCGTAGGTGCATTGGCTCCTAGCCTCGCAACCGTATTCAACCTTTACGCCCGCTTCCTCAATACCCCCGCTGTTAAGTATTTCACCGAGGTAGCCGCTGTCCTTGGCCTCCTCAAGCGTGTCGGACTTGATGCGATTACCCAATTAGCGCTATTCGGTCGGTTTATTTTCGCTAAGATAATACCTTCTGTAGGCGGTTTAGGTACTGCACTAGGTGGGCTAATAGCAGTAATAGCAACTCTTATAGTTTCTTTAGGCAAACTTATTCTATTACTTGCTTCTTTTGCTACAGCTCTTATAGGCCCTGCTACTGCTATACCTGCTGTAGCTGCCGCTCTTAAGGCATTAAGTAGTGAATTGTTGACTATAGGTAAGGAAGCTGTATTATCTGGCGGCAAACTTAACGGAGCGGCAGCTAGTTTCCGTGGTTTGGGTGTAAGTGCTAAAGCGGCGGGTGCTTCAATTTTGGCTTCGCTTGGCTGGGTCGCAGTTATTCAGATTGGGCTTTCAGTTCTTATCGATACTTTTGGCAGATTCCAGCGTGCGCAAGAAAACCGACGCTCGTCCGATCGCGCATCTGAAGCATTGCGCCGCCTCCAAACCACCTACAAAGATGTCGGAGATTCCGCTGATAGCGCCACAAAATCAGCACGTGACTTCGAGCAAGCGATCGTCAATGCCAACTACAGCCGCAACACTGACAAACTAGAAGAAGTACGCAAAAAGATCAACCAGATTCGCTACGAGCTCAAACCCGGCATCCAAAGCTGGGGTGAGTTCTGGAACGCCCTATCTGGTTCCGAGGTCGGTCGCTTCGAGGAACGCTCTCGCCAAGTGCTCGGTGGCTTGCTGCAAGAGGAAGCCAAGATCAAGGCTGAACTGCGTGGTGTAGACGCGCAACGCGACCGCGAGCAAGCACGCAAGGACATCCAGCTGCAGGCACAGAACCGTGTCTCTTTAGAGAAAGAAATAGCGCAGTTAAGGCGTCAAATTGATAATGATCTTTTCCGCCAAAGACAGGCTGCCGCTCAAAAAGAAGTCGAAATATTCCGCGTCGCAGGCGAGCTCCGCATCAAACAAATAGAGAGAGCAAACGCCAAGCTTATCGAGGGTGAAGAAGGGGCCTCTCGCACTGCCCTCGAAGCCCTAAACAACTATATTTCTGTCCGCGAGCGCGGTGAGCTAGACATCGAGGCTTCTAAAAAGACTATCGCCATCGAGGTAGCTAATCTTGAGCGTTCTATCACTGACTATCGTTTAGACATAGAAAAGAAAATCGCTGAATTACGTAAGCGATCCGCCGATAATGAACGCAAGTCTGCTGAAGCTAGGCAGAGAGCCGCCGGTGTTACTCCTGCAGCTTCAGGTGTGTCTGACGGCTTCCGCGTAGGCGGCACAGGTAGAAGCACCGGACCCCATCTAGATATTCGCAATCCAACAGGCAACAAGCAAGCTGTCATAAACGAAGCTACAGCCATTATCAAAGCTTGGCAAGGTCAAGGTCTCGAATACATCACACTAAGCAATGCCGACATTGATGTAACCAATATGGTTGATGAGACGCAGCTTCGTGCTGCGCTCAAAAAAGAACAAGAGACTCACGCTACTCGCTCCGGTGGGGGTGCTATCGATATTGCCGTACCTTCAGGCACTTTGGTGCCCGTACCGGTAGGCGATCCTTCTACGAGTGGCGCTGGTGGTGTTCAAGCTACTTCTTTAAACACAGGCAATCTTTTCCTACATGGTTTAGCCACATCTGTAGCGACCCCCTCTGATGCCATTGCATCAGCGGCCATTTCTGAAATACCTGAAGCTTCTGAAGCCGCTCAGAACTACGCCGCAGCTGTGCGAAACCTTACTGATGCTATGGAGCGCCTTCGCACGCTTCAAGCTGCGGTTACGGAAGCTAATACTGTTGAAGCTTTTGAGCAAATTAGCAAAGCTGCTTTCCCGCGTATTGCCCTAGAGCAGTATCAGGATCGCTTAATTGAGCTACAGCGCACTTATGACGCAGTCAGCACTAGTGCTGAAGCCTCATTTGACCCGGAGCGCACGGCTCTAGAAGCTACACGTTTAACACAAATTGCTGTAAGCAACCGTGAACTTAAACAGATTCAGCAGGGTATTTCACAGCAAAACAAGCTTTCCGAGGATGAACGCCAACGTGCGCTTGCTGCTATTCAGGTTCGGTACGCACAGTACCTACAACAGCTCGAGCGTGAAACTCAGCTTAAACAAGCGATTCTTGCTTCCGAACGCGCCACAGAATACGTGAGCCAAGCTCAGACTGCCGTCAAAACGATCCGTGAAGAGATCGAGGCGCTCCAGCTTAAAAATCGTTTGGTGGCTGAAGGTGTAGCACCTGAATTTATCCAGGCTGAACTAGCCAAGCTCGAGATAAACCGAGAGACAGAACGTATAACCAAGTCGCTAAACCAGGAATTAACGACACAGCTATCGCTGCAACGAGATCTACAGCAGCAACTCGCTAATGCAGCCGAGCCAGACAAGGCTGCACTACAGCAGCAGCTAAGCGCAGCTCAAGAGACTATCAAGGCCTTACGTGCGAAGCTCAAAGGCGTGGGGGCTGCTGGTACGAGCTTGGCTGCGGCACAAGATGAGCGCGCAGCAGCTTTGACAGCGCCAGGCCAAAAGCTTAATGATTTTATAGCTGAAGGCGAACGACGGCTTAAAGACTATGAAGGCATGGCTATACGTGTATCCCAGAGTGTGGGAGACGCAATAGGTAACTCGCTAACCAACGGTATTACCGGGTTAGTCGAAGGCACAACTAGTATCAAAGACATATTTGCGCAGTTTTTGCAAGATATAGGCCGTACATTGCTTAAGGAAGCCACTACAATGATTGCCACTTATATCGCAATAGGCCTAGCTAAGCGCTTCGCGATGATGTTCAGTTCTTCTTCGGGAGGATTCGATCTAACAAACACGTCATTTTTTAATGGTTCTGGTGGGGCTCCCAGTTTCTTAGATGGTGTAAACATTGGAAATATTCTTCCCCGCGCTAATGGTGGGCCTGTAGTCGGTGGCTCACCTTACATTGTGGGCGAGCGCGGCCCCGAGCTATTCGTACCTTTCCAGCAAGGCACTGTAGTTTCAAACGAAGCTTTGCAACAGGCTGCAACAGCTCAAATACCTTTTACTCGTAGTGCTGAATCTGTTAACCAAGCTCAAGAAACAGCGCAAGCCATGCAAGCTGCAGGGCCTATTGAAATTCGTTACGAGTCAAACGTGATTAACGGCGTAGAGTACGTTACAGCAGAGCAACACCGCAAGGGTATGGCTCAAGCTGCCGAGCGTGGGCGTAGCTTGACCATCCAGGCTTTACAGAATAGTGTTAAGACACGAGGGCGTGTAGGACTATGAGCGCATACGCATTCGTCAATTACGCACGCTTTAAAACGCAAGACGATCAATACACAGGAGTGGCGTATCAAAATTTCAGCATCAATGAAACTCGAACTTATGACGGCGTAACTTACAGCTTTGCTCCTTTTGGCGTTACTTCTGGTGGTGGCGTAAGAGGTGGTGATCGTTCCAGCGCAAATCTGGTTGCTGGAGCGGACGCTTTATCTGTAAACCTATTTGCCGAGGCAGTACGTCTTCGCTATGCGCTTGAGATAAAAACCGTAAGCCTCGATCCTGTAACTTTTGCCGATGAAGCCTTAGTCGCTTATGAAACCTGGCGCGTTGCATCGTATGAACTAGACACCACTAAGGTCGTTTTG